CAGTCTGAGAAGGTGATACTTCCCCCACCGGCTCATCAGGTCGGCGAAGTTGACCGACTCGCGCAGCCAGCAGTTTGTGGTGAGGTTGTTCTCAAACAGGAACTGGCTGGCCGCAGCAATCGAGCTGGTGTCAATCAGCGACTCAGGGATCCTGGCGGAGCGCTGCATCAGCCAGTAGGCCAGATCAGCGAACGAGTCGCTGCTGGCTGACGCCTGATCATCCTGCCAGCGCTTGACCTGCATCCCGTTGCGCACAAACACATGAACCTGGCGGTTCCACACGTCGAACCCGTCCGGGATCGTGACCTGAAAGGCCATCGTCGAGATACCCGGGTACAGGCCCACCGTGCCGCAGTAGTACGACGCCTCCGGCATCGTGTAGCCCTCCCGGGCAACGATGAAGTTCCCCGGCTCCCAGGTCCCGGCCCGGCGGTTGTAGGTCTGCACAGCGCTGCCCACCCGGCACTGCTGCTGGAATACGTCCCGCACCTGGAGCTGGCCAATCTGGCCCTCGCTCAACACCAGGTGGTAGAACGCGGTCACGGCGTTCTCTTCGTCGTTCTCAAACCGGCACTCGGTAGCGCCCGGGCTGACGAACACCCCGCCGTAGCCGTTGCGCTCACGACCGAACACGATCGGCACCGGCTCACCGATCACATGCGCCCGCTGTGGTTGGTCGAAGACGTTGGCGCCACTTGCGCCGGTCTGCGCTGCCGGCGTCGGCACTTCGCCGGCCTGGATCGCCAGCAGGGGGAGGGGATCAATGCCGCGGAGGAACGTCATAGCCGGCACCCCGCGCCCATGATCGCCGTGGTGAGCACCCGTGGCGGCACGGTGGCGCCGACCGGGGCCAGGGCGCTGCCGAGCTCAAGCACGAACGCAGTCACCGTTGCCGACGCTCCCACTACCTGCCCGTTGAACTGCGCGATCAGTTCCTGCGTGGCGATCGGCCCGGCCTGTGCCTGGAAATCATCGAACTGGTAAATCTGCAGCTCCGCCACCCAGCCAGCCGCCAGCGCCCGCTCACAGCTCACCACGGCCCGGGGTGTGGCCGGGAGCTTGACGCTGATCGATTGCTCCGTGCCGCCGTCGCCCTCGACGAACCCGTCAGCCATGAAGGCCACGTAGTCCCACTGCTGGCTGCTCCAGGTCACGGGCGTTGACCAGAACGACTGCCACCGCTCGCGCACGATCCCCGAGGTGTCGGTGAGCTTGAGGAACTGCGCCTGTGCCCTGGCCATCGCTCAGCTCCACCCCAGCGCGGTGCGTGCCTGCGGCGTGCGCAGGGTTCCCACCATCTGCTCTGCCACCTGCTGCAGGCCCCGCTCGAAGTCTTCCACGCTGACCCACCGGCTGCCGTCCTGCTGCTGCATCACCGGGCCCGTGGTGATGCTGATCTGAGGGGCCCGCGCCGGGCTGCCAGTGCTGCGGCTAGAGCCAGTAGAGGGGATCACGGCGCTGCCTCTGGCACCGCTCAGGAAGCGGCGAGAAGCCTCTGCCATCTTGCCCTCGCCAATGATGTACTCCGTCTCGTTTCCGTCGCCCACCATGGCCAGCGTGGGGCGGTCTACGGTGCCGCTGTTGGCAAAGGCGGGGACGGTGATCTCTCCGACCAGCGCCAGCTGGGTGCCGCCCACGGCGCTGGCCAGGCGGTTGTAGGCGCTGATCAGCACGTTCACAAGGGTGCGCACGCGGTTGGCGGCGGTGGCGATAAACGTAAACATCCCCCGCACGGCGTTCTGGATGCTGCCCACCATCGAGGTCCACAGGCCCTGCACAAAATCGGCCACGGTCTGCATGGCCCGGGGCATGAACTCGGTCACGGCACGCCAGGCGTTGGTGATCGGCTCGGTGACATAGGTGGCGAAGGCCTTGCCCAGTGGCTCAAACACGCTGGAGCGCAACCACTCCTGAGCGGCGCTCACCGGCTCGCGGATGCCCTTGCTCCAGATCAGAACCCAGGGCTTCACAAATAGGTTGTCGATTGCCACGGTGACAGCCTTGAACCCGGCGGTAACGGTGCCCAGCAGCCAGCGGAACATGGCAGTAGCCGGGTCCCTGAGCACCTTCGTCCACAGCAGCACCCAGGGCAGCACCAGCAGGGTGTTGGCGATGGCCAGCACATTGTTCAGACCCCAGGTCGCCACGCCACCCAAGAACTCAAAGTAGGCGGTAGCAAATCCTTTGATCCCCTCCCACACCCCAATCCAGAACTGCCTGATCGGCTCACCCCACTTCCACAGCGCCTGCAGGCCGTTGGCGATGGCGCCGCCGAGCCAGCCGAAGAACTCCATGATCGGCTTGCGGAACGCGATCGCCATGGCCACCACCGCAGCGATGGCCAGCACGGTCCAGCCAACAGGGCCCAAGAAGGCCAGCAAGCCAGGAATGAACACGCTGCCGACCCAGCCGATGAATCCCAGCAGGGCGCCTTTCATTGCGGCTACCGCAACGATCACCACGGTCTGCAGGCCGGCCCAGCCCACCGCTAGGGATGAGATCGCGAGCATTGCCTTGAGGCTGCCCAGCAGAGTGATGAGCGACACGATCGCTGGCGCCAAGATCACCAGCCCGGCCAGCGCCGCAGTCAGGGTCACCACTACGGCAGTTAGCAGCGGGAACCGCCCGGCGAGATCCGCCACGACGGACAGCACTGGCGCCAAGGTGCCGAGCATCAGATTCAGAGCAGGCAGAAGGCCCTCGCCAATGGCGATCTGGAGCGCCTTGATGTTGTTCTGCAGCAGCTGGAAATTGTTGGCCGATGTGCCAGCCCTTGCCTCAAACTCGGCCAGCATCGATCCGGCGTATTGGCTCTTGTCGCCAACCAGTCCGATTGCCTGATCAAACAGCTGCATGTTGGTGATCAGGGGTGTTATCGCTCGCGCCTCATCACCGAACACCTCGCTGATTGTGGACACCCGCATTTCAGCGGGCATCTGCGAAATGCGCTGGAACACATCGCGGATCGTTCCGACTGCATCGGTCTGCATGTCTTTGGCCACTTGGTTCACATCCAGGCCCAGCGTCTTGAACGCTGCCGCCTGTTTCGCCGTGGCGGATTCGCCCTTGGTGAGCGCCTTGATTAGGTTGCGGAAGCTGGTGGCTGCCACTTCAGGTTCAGCACCGGCCGCGATCATTGCGGAGCCCAGTGCGGCGGTCTGCTCGGTGGTCATCGCCACTTGCTTGCCCACCGCGCCAGCCCGCAGCATGAAGTTGCTCACCTCAGCGGCCGAGCTGGCCATGCTGTTGCTGAGGAAGTTCATGGCGTCGGCCAGGTCCACCACCTCCGGCTGGCTCAGCCCCAGGCTGGTGCGCAGTTTGGCCATTGCCGTGCCGGCCTCATCTGCCGTGATGTCAAAGGCCACTCCCATCTGTGCCGCCTGCCTGGTGAACTCCGCCAGCTCCTCACGGGGGATGCCTGACTGACCGGCTGCGGCCATGATCGCGGCCAACCCCTCGGCGCTCACCGGCAGCTCTTTGCTCAGGCCGATGATCTCCTGCTTCATTTCCTTCAGGCCCTCGGCTGACTCCAGGCCGGGCACCACCTTGCGCACGTCGGCCATGGCGCTCTCAAAATCAATCGCAGCCCGAACGCTGGTGCCCAGCGCAACGCCGATGCCTGCGGCGCCAGCTGCGGCGGCCTGCCAGGTGGCTGAGTTCACAACTGCGGCGAAGGATGTTTTGGCGCTGCTGGCCGCCTTCTCCGCCCCACCGATCGCCTTCTCCAGCTTGGTGATCTCTTCCAGTCCTACCGTCTTCGCCGCGATCCTCAGGACCGCTTCCATGTTCATCGCCATTGCCGCTTCCCTCCCTTCTTCGGCTGCTTCGGCTCAGCCGCCTTGTTGATCAGTTCCTTAGCGCGGCTCTCCATGATCTGCAGGTCCTCCAGAGCCTGGCGCCGGTTACCCACAGCGTAAAGATCCATCATCTGTAGAACGACGCCATAGTCGAGGCCCACCACACCGGAGCCGCCAACACGCCACTGGGTCTGGCACTGCAGGAACAGCATCACAGCGTCTTCATGCTCAGGCCACACCTCAAAGGTATTGGGCTGCAGAACGCTCTTCGGCAGGCATGATGCGTCCGCCCCGTAAGCCTTGAGGTCCGCCAGCAGGTCATCATTGGCGCCGCCATCACCGTGCCACCAGTGATCGACAGCGCCCGTCAGTTTCCCTTCTTGGCCACCTCCATGGAGTTGAACCAGGCGCGGATGATCTGGCCGGCGATGGTGGGGATCTCCAGCAGCTGATCCAGTGCAGCCTCACTGAACGGCACATCCTTGCCGCTGTCGTCGGTGATGCCCGCCCAGCCGATCAGGATTTCCTTTGCGGCGGTCTTGTCATCCAGCGATTCCTCATCGGCGCGGCCGAGCTCAAGGGCCCGAGCCAGCTTGATGATCTCGTTGATCCGGCTCTGCGGCAGCCGCTTGAACTCAGCATCGAAGCTGTGCTTCTCCCGCCGGCCGCCATCCACGGGGATGAGCAGGGGCACCGGCCAGGTGTAGCTGGCCGACTGCTTGAGAACGAATGCCATGGGTTAGCTGTGAGTGGTGAACAGTGCCCTGGATCAGGTGAGCACCAGGGTGAACTCGTCATTGCCTGCGCTGGTGGGCACCGGCATGAATGGCAGGTTGAGCATCATCACGCCATCGGAATCGGCATAGCTGGGGCCGTCCAGATTGCAGGTGGGGGCGTTGAAGGTGACGATGTTCCCAGCGGTCTGGCCGTGCTGCCAGCCGATCGCGCCAAGGGTCTGCGCCGACACTGCGGCGAAGAAATCCTTTTGGCCGGAGCTGCTGCCAACAATCGGGGACTCGATCACCAGCTCACCGCTGGGGGCCCGATCGACGATCGGGATGCTCTGGCTGCAGCCGGCCAGCTGCCGGAATGGGGTCTCGTTGTTCAGCGCCAGGGAGAAACTCTCCATGCAGGCGCTGAAGCTGAACGCCGTCACTCCGGTGGTGTTGGTGGAGTTCACCACCACCGGAGCGGCCTGGTTGGCGAAGGTGGGCGCCGTCGCTGCTGCAGCGGTCACGGCGTTGTAGATCCCCATGAACTCAAAGCTGATTCGAGGGATCTCGTTCACCGCCAGGTTCAGGGTGGCGGTGCCGCGGCAGCCGGTGAGCAGGTGGCGGTTGCCGTCGGCGTTGAAGTCGAGCGACAGTCCGACGATGCTGCTGCTGGCCGGAGCGTAGGTGACACTGGCCGGGCCGGGGCTGGCTCCTACCACCGTCTCGCCAAACCCGCAGGCCCTCAGGCAGCGGCCCCAGCGGGGTGCGGTACCGGCAGTGCCGGATCCGGCGATCTCAACGTCGAAGGTCACCGAGCCCATCCGCTGGCTGACCACCTTCTCGCGGTTGCCGAAGAACGGCAGCACCAGCTCGCGGTCGAGCAGGGACACGTCTAGCGGGGTGATATCGAGGTTGCTCACCAGCAGGGCATCGGTGCCGGCGAAGGTGGCGGCAGTGCCATAGGTGGATTCAACGGCCGCCATGAGCAGCCGCTTACGAGTCAGCAGGGTCATCGCTCAGGGCGTCGATGGGGGCAATGGGAGCGGGTGCCACGGGTGCCGGCGCTTCCTGGTCGATCCACCTGCCGCTGTCCGGGCACAGCAGGTAGCTGCCGCCATCGGTGGGCCGGGGATCTGGCTCAGGTTTGGAACGGGGCATACCCAGGGCTGAGATTCCGCATCCTCAGCCTATGGAGCTTGCCTAAGACCCCAGGTCGGTGACGCTGGTGCGGTAGCGGACCTGGTAGGTCAGCACCTCCCACACGGCGGCC